CCTCACTTGGTTATGCCGTTTGACCGGCGTTTAGTTTATTTAATTCAATATTCGTGCCGAGCTATAAACCTCCCAAATTTAATTAGGTGGTTTGTCGGTGACTATTTTTGTTAAAGTTTAGGCAAATTTTGTAGCCGTCTCGGATCTTGTTTTGTTTCTTTAACTTCAGTTAAATAGAGAGTGTAATTTTCTAAGAACGGTACACGTTCAGACGTTGGCGTCCTGTAATCGTGCTCGCCTTCGCAACTCCAAATCAGTGTTGTGTTTACTTCGTTGAACTCCCACGACTCAAGTTTTGTAATGGTCTTACAAATTTGGTCTTTTATTTTTTCAAGCGTACCCGTGAACGTGTAAACTACGCCTAAGTCTTGATAAGTGTCCGGATCGCAACCTTCATATTGTCCGGACTTTTTGTCGAGCCATAGATTTTCAGTTAATAAAGTAATTTCAGCCTTAAAATAATTCATGTTTAAGTCCTTTCGTCAATTGAGTCCGATAACTCTGCTAAAATGTTTTTCTTAATATTTTTCACGTCTAATTCACTTAGGCGATACTTGAGAACGACTTCTCCAATGGCATTAGACATAACATCAATTAAAAGTGAAGAGCCTTGTCGCCCTAAAATTTCTTTTAATGTTTTGACGTCGTTCTTTACGTTTTCGACATCCCCATATTTAGTCAGAATGCTTGAGGTATATTGATTTTTCATATTACTTGCTCACAATCTTAAATACGGCTTGTTGTGTTGTAGCGCATGTCTTAACAGTGGCAAATGAGCCAATAGCAAAGGCAGCGATTAGAAGAGATACTGCTACAAGGTCAAGGTTACGTTTAGTTGTCTTAGTCATATTATACTCACTTTGTTTATGCGACGTTCGACGGTCGCGGTTATGTATTACTACATTGCATGAGACGTGCCACGCTCAAACATTCGTATAATCGTCAATACTAAATGCACCGTGTTAAACTTTTATACGCGTGTTGAAAATATTTCTAAGACCGTCACGCTCTTCGCAACGCGCCAAAGTTTTAACGCCCCGAACAAACCCACGCAACCTTGTCACTCCGCACCATTATATAGACGCCAAAGCCTCATATAAAAGAGATGGCCTATTTAGCGAGGCAAATCAGCTAGTTAGCCCCTTTGCTACATGGCTGCCTTGTGGCAAGCGCGGCCTCGCGTAGCAAGGTGTCCCTATATCCTTGCGCCCATGATGCAATCCTTATAAAGCTTAAGGACATCATAGGCTTACGCGTCCAAGGGTTTGGAAACTTTGAAACGGGGGGAGGGGGCCTCACTTTGTAATTTATACTTAGTACCGTCCCGGGAACTTTTTACATAGAGCGAAAGAAATGTGTTGGAAATATTACAATAATCTTACAACAATGTCCCCATGCACCACGGAACCCAAAAAGACCGTAGACACGAGCTTGTTTTGCTCGACGAAACCAATCCGCGCTCCGTTATAAACGCGGTTTCGGATCAATTTGCCAAGCGCCTCCGCGCCATTGCGACAGGGGAAAATAGTTACTTGCTGGGTTTAACGGAGCGTAAACTCAGAAACCATTTGTTCCAAAAAGGTAAGGCACCAACGCCAATGGACGATCGTATAAGGTTCGCCTTTTGGATCGAGTGGGATCGCTACAACGCACAAGATCGAAAAGATGATTTTAACATGTCATCGGTGCTCGGCCGCAACATCTCGAAAGAAGCTTTTTACAAGCACTACATCACTGATGACTGTCAGCTTGCGTGGCTTCTTTGCCCTCCGACAAAGTACATGGAGCTTCTCGACGAGGCTCTTCGTGTATCGACTGAAAAATTAATTGAACTCGTTTCGGCGATCGACGCTGAGAAGTGCGAGCTTAAAGAGCGCGAATTTGTTTTGCGCGTGAGCCGCGAATTAGCAGAGCGAACCGGGGCGGTGGGCAAAAAGCCTATTCCTGTCAAGCTGACAAAACTGACAGACGGGGAAGCGCAAGACCAAGGTCCAGAGGCACCTCCCGAGGATTACGAAGCGAAGGTGCGCGCAGAGTTGGCTCAGATTGAGAATTTGAGTGCGAAGGTTGATGAGAGGGAACAGAAGGCATCGGGGGGACTAGTTGCCGGACAATAGCGATATTTTTAAAAACCCTGCCCCTGGTATTGCGCCGGACGGGCAAATTTTAAAATCGGCGAAAATCGATTACAAGGCGGAGTATGAGCGTCTTCAAGCGGAGCGTCGTCGCCTTGAGCAAAAAGTTGAGCTTCCATTTTTGTACGGGTGGAAGTGGTACTCGTGGGCGTATGACTTTTTCGAGAGCACAAACAAAGTCAATTTACTTTGTGCAGCCAACCAAATTTCTAAATCGTCGACGCAAATTCGTAAGTGCATCGACTGGGCGACGAACACTGAGAAGTGGCCTCGCCTATGGCGCTCTCGTCCTTATCAGTTTTGGTATTTGTATCCGACTCGTGACGTAGTGAACGCGGAGTTTGAAACCAAGTGGAAGCCACAGTTTCTTCCCAATGGCGCGATGAAAGACGATCCGTACTATGGGTGGAAAGAAGAGCGAAAAGGGGTTCAAGGGGTAATCGCTATTCATTTCAACTCCGGCGTTCACGTTTATTTTAAAACTTATGCGCAAGATGTATCGGCACTTCAGACCGGAACGTGCGATGCAATTTTTTGCGACGAGGAACTTCCGATTGATATGTACGACGAACTTATGCACCGTTTGAACGCGTCGGATGGGTACTTTCACATGGTCTTCACTGCAACAATGGGTCAAGATTTCTGGCGTCGCGCTTTAGAGCCGCTTGAAACTGAGAAGGAAGAATTGCCAGACGCATTCAAGCAAGTCGTCTCACTGTACGATGCGATGACCTATACCGATGGCACGCACTCACATTGGACGATTGAAAAAATTCAAGCGATCGAGCGTCGCTGCTCAAGCGAGAATGAAATTCAAAAACGTGTTCACGGCCGCTTCATTTTGATCGGCGGGCGCAAGTATGAAAATTACGATGCGCGCAGACACTTTAAAAAATCGCATCCGATACCAGAGAGCTGGTTGATCTATGAGGGAGTGGATCTTGGCTCGGGAGGTAAGTCGGGGCACAAGGCTGCAATTGTGTTCGTGGCGGTCTCGCCAGATTTTCGCAAAGGCCGAGTTTTCCTTGGTTGGCGCGGTGAGAAGGGTGTTCAGACAACGGCCGGTGATGTTTTCAAAAAACATTTGGAAATGAAATCGCGCTTTAAATTAAATCCAACGCAAAAGTGGTACGACTGGGGTAACGCTGATTTCGGGATCATCGCAACCCGCGCAGGCGACCCTTTTGAAAAAGCGGACAAGTCACACGAAAAAGGCGAAGAGATTTTAAACACACTTTTCAAACACGACATGCTTTTAATTTATGACGATGAGGACGGGCAACTGGTTCACTTGTCGGCGGAGCTAACGGTTTTGAAAAAAGATACGCCTAAACGAAAGGCCGTCGACGATTACTCAGATGGCTTACGTTACGCTGTGACAAAGATCCCGTGGGATTGGTCTTTCTTAGCTGGCGCCAAGGTCGAGGAAGAAGCACCTGACCCAGAGGCCGGATTAACAGAGGTTCAGCGACAAATACTTGAAAGAAGGAAGGCTTTTGACGATGGGAACCAAAAGGAACAAGACCGTATCGACGCAGAGTTTGCAGAGTGGAACGACGCCTATGGCAACTAACGTCAAAAATGGCCTGGACAGTAAGCAAGTTTGCGATATTATCGAGTCATGTGCAAAATCAAGGGTCGTCAAGCTGAAATTTGGCGACTTGGAGATTGAGTTCGCGCAATGCGGCTCAAATCAGCCAAGCATCCTCGAAGGGATGACTAACCCTCAAGAAACGGCACCGACAAATTCTAAAACTCCCGAAGCCGCAATTTCGGATCAACAACATGAAGACCGCAACAAAGAAGCTCTTGAAAGCGACGAGCTGAATTTACGGGACGATCAAATGGCAGAATTGCTTTTGGTAAACCCCGTAGCTCACGAAGAGATGGTTGCGAGCGGGGATTTAGAAGATGCTGACAGCGAGTTCAACGACGGATCAAGCGACGAACGCCCAAGCGAACACGACGTTCTCGACAGTAGATAGCACCGACTACTTAAAAAAACCTACAATTTCGGATCTAAACCGCAATTATTTTGATGCTGATGGCATCGATCAAGATATTTTTGCAGAAATGCGCTCAAATATTTTACTCGCAGCGGGCGATCACTATAATCGTCGTGCATCTCGCTTCTATAAACGTATCCGTGACTCTCGTGAACTTTCTAACGAACAAAAACTGCGTCTTACAAAAAACCACACGCAGAAAATTTGCAAAACCTACGCGAACAATATCCTTTCAGCGAACCCCGGTATTGGGTTTTCACCGAAAGATGAAAAAAGCCTCCACGATCAGAAGGTCGCTGACATTCATCACTCAGTTTGGCGCGATGCTTACGAGCGTTATTATTTACAAGACAAAATGGACGATTGGGCTGACTCGTTTACAACGGTCGGCGAAGTTGCAGTTAAGCTTTTTTGGGACGAGTCAATTGGCGACCTAAAAGGGTTTGACCCACAAGTTGATCCAACAACGGGCGAATCGTTGTTGAATGAGGTTGGGGAAGAAATTCCAGACGAAAAGAAACCAATTTTTGGCGGCGAGTTTGTTTGGGAAGAAGTTTACGGATTTAATTTGCTCCGCCCACCTGAGTGCAAAGATATGCGCAAGGCTGAGTGGCTCGGCATCCGTAAAATGATGGATCGTGATGAACTTCTTCGTAAGTTTAAAAACAATCCACAGCTCCAAAGTTACATTCGCTCTGATGCCGATGACACTTATGTGGTTTTTGATCCTCTAAATGGCGGCTACAAAAAATCAAATAAGCAAACAATGATCCGCGAGTATTATTATCGCCCATCACTGTTATTTCCACAGGGATATTTTTACATCACAACGAAAGAAGGCATTTTAGCTGAAGGCGAATTGCCTGGCGGCTTATTTCCAATCGTGTTTGCCACTTTCGACAAGTATCCGACGACACCTCGTGGTCGCTCGATCGTAAAAACTATCCGTCCGTACCAGGCTGAAATCAACCGCGCAGCTTCTAAAATGGCGGAACATCAAATCACGCTTGGCGATGATAAACTTCTCATTCAAAACGGCACAAAAGTTTCGGCCGGAAGCTCTCTCCCTGGTATTCGCTCAGTGAATTACACAGGCGAGAAGCCAACAATTCTTGGCGGCCGCGATGGCTCTCAGTATTTGAACTACATGACTTCTCAAATCACTGAACTTTACCAAGTGTGTATGGTTCAGGAGGATTCGGAAGAAAAATCGGACAATAAACTAGATCCGTATGTGCTTTTATTCCGTTCGGCGAAGCAAAAGAAGAAATTCCAACGCTACATTGGGCGTTTTGAGAAATTCTTGATTGAACTTTGCAAACTTTATCTCGATTTAGCGAAGCTTCACTTTCCAGACGACATGTTCATCATGGCGGCCGGTAAAAATGAGCAAATTAACATCGAGGAGTTCCGTCAGTACCCTTCAACTTCATACGAATTGAAAGTTGAAGCACAATCTGAAGACATTGAGACTAAACTTGGTAAGCAAATCGTTTTAAATCACACGCTTCAATATGTGGGATCGCAATTAGGTAAAGACGACATCGGAAAACTTATGCGTCAAATGCCTTTTGCAAATTTCGACGAGAGTTTCTCGGATTTCACAATGGATTACGACGTTTCAGTCAACGACATGCTTCAGCTTGATCGTGGCGAGCGTCCGGCGATCAACCAATACGACAACCATATTTATATGATTAAGCGCCTTACTCAACGCATGAGAAAGGCTGACTTTAGATTTTTGCCAGCGATCGTTCAAAAAAATTACGCCGACAAAGTTGCTCTACACCAGCAATTCGAGGCGAAGAACGCAATGGCTATTCAACGTGCGCAGTCAGGTTTCATCCCAACAGATGGGGCTTTGATTGCAGTCGACTTCTACGTAAACGCACCGAACTCAACAGGCGGTGTGAAACAACAGAAGGCGAAAATCCCTTACTTTGCTATCGACTGGTTGTTGAAGCAAATGGAGTCACAAGGCGCTTCGCAAGAAGCTTTAGCGTCTATGTCTCAAGGGGCGCAAGCGCAAGTTGCTGACATGGTTACAAATAGCGGGGGCATGGGGCCTCAGCAAATGGCTCCGGCACAACAGCCTGAACCATTGGGATTTATTTAGCCCGCAAAAATGGGCGAGGGGGAAAGCATGGAAATCGAGAACGAGTCAACAGTAGAGGATGTTAATAATGGTTCCGAAACGACGGAAACCGTTGATGACATGGGAGTGGCCGACGCCGCCGATACTTCTACAGACGACGAAAGTTCAACAGAAGGTGAAAGCACCGACGATAGTGAAACTGAGGCCGAAGGGTCTGAGGAAAACTTAGAAGGCGACGACACCGAAGGCGGAGCTGAAAGCTACAAGCCTAACGTAAAGTTTAAGGCCGGTGTTTATAACACTGAGACGAAAACTTTCGAGCAAAAAGAGCACGATATTGACCCGGCTTTTCATTCACTGATGAAAGATGCAGAGAGTGAGAAAAAAGTGCGTGAACTTCACGAGAAAGCTTACGGCCTTGACGGCGTAAAAGCTCGCTTGATCGAAACTCGCGGACAATTACAAGAGTCGGAAAAATTATCGGCGGGGTACAAAAACGCAATTGAAGGTGCGCGCAAGATTTATCGTTCAGCCGTCGAAAGCGGCAATATGTTAAAGCTTGACGGATTTTTTGAACGTTTGAAAATCCCGAAGGAAGTAGTTTTGAACTACGCCTTAGCCCATGCAAAACTTCACGAGATGCCGGAAGCGCAGCGCACAGCGATTTTGGCAACTATGCAAGCTGAACAACGCGCAGACGCACTTGAGGAACAAAATTCTCAGTTTGCTTCTGATGCCGAGCACAGCCAGCAACAGATACTACAGACTCAGTTCGACTCAATGATGGCCCGTCCCGAGATTGCAAGTCTCGAACAAGCATTCGACGCCAAGTTCGGCCGTGAAGGTTTGTTACAGGATGAAATCATTCGTTTTGGCGAACACGCTTTTGTCAAAGAGAAAAAGGTTTTGGGACCGGAACAGGTTCTAAAGCGCGTACTCGAATATTACAATTATCAAGCTCCTACCCCTGGTCAAGCACCGACACAACAGTCGGCAAGCGCAGCGGTTCCACCGGCAGCTCCAGGGACAAAACCCGTTGTAAAGCGTACGACGCAAACAATTCCTAATCTCCAAGGACGTTCGACAAGTCCGGTCGGCAAAAAGAAGTTCACGAGTATCGACGCAATTAAGGCGCATCGTAAAGCGGAATTTGGAATTTAATTTTTAATAACCTTTGGAGGGTTTAATAACATGGCTACAGCACGTAATTTTCAGGACATGCTTAACGACTTTCTAGCGAACGAATTGTTACGCGAAGAAATTGTAAAGCGTGATTACCTTCTCAATAAAATTGAGAAAGATGACTCATGGATTGGCGCGAACAATGCCGGTAACGGCGGCGCTCTCGTTGTTCCATTCCAAGGCGCTAACGCGTCTTCAGTATCGTACGGTCAGCTTTCAGCTGCTAACGATATTGCTCAAGATCAATATGTTCGCGGTCTCGTGAACGTACAACCGGAGCTTTGGGGCTCGATGATTTTCAATCACCGCGACCTTATGGAGCACGAAACTGTTTCTGAGAAGAACTTCTTAAAAATTCTTCCAGACGCTATCGACTACTTCATGGACTACTTGAAAAACGTAGTTTCTGTGAACTTGTTGAATGGCGCAGCTTTCGCTCGCGTTCCGGCCGGTTCAACATCAGCTGCGGGTCTAATCGTAGTTGATCGCATCGATCGCTTCGTAATCGGTCAGAAAGTTGTTGTTGATACTACAGCACCAACGACGCTTACTGGTTATGTTTCAGCAATTAACATCAACACAAGCACAGCCACTCTTGTGACTGCTCGTGGGGGTGCGACTCCGCTGGATTTCTCAGCGAACGCGGCGGTTGCAAATGCTGGCGTGTACAATGATGGCGCTCAAACGTCACCATTCAGCTCGCTTCGCGCAGCTCTCTTGTCAAATGCGAACGGCGGTTCAGCGAACCTTTACGGTGTAGCGAAAACTGCGTATCCGTACTTGCAAGCAGTGAACATCAACGGTGCCGACATTACGGCGGCTAACATCGTTGAAAAGATTTTCGACGCGTACACAAAAACGCGCAAAATCGGTAAAGGTAATCCGACAGACATCGTTATGTCGTACGACAACCTTGGTTATGTAATGAAGGTTGTTGAAGCTTCTAAGGGCGCTTACAACGTAGCAGTTGGCTCGAAGAAAGCTTCTCAGTATGGCTGGACGGAAATCATGATTGGTTCAGTAACGAACCAAGAGTTGAAGTTCGTTGGCGTTCAGGAAATGGATAATGACATTATCTTTTTCATCGACTGGCGCGCTCTGAAGTTCTACTCAAACGGCTTCTTTAAGAAGCGCAAGTCGCCAGACGGCATCGAATACTTCGAGGTACGTAACCAATCAGGGTTCCAGTACATCGTAGATATTTGTTTGTTTGGTGATCTTGTTGTTCATCGTCCAAGCTATATGGGTATCATCTACGGTATCGCTATCGCGCCGTAAGGTGTGAAGTGAGCCGTGAGTGATTGGCTCGTGTGAGAGGTCTAGAAAGCCAAACTTGCACGAGCCGAACCCACCTCAACCTAACGAAAGGAAAAACGTGAAAAAATATTTATTAGCATTAGGATTAGCGTTCACGCTTGCGATGGCTTTTACAGAGCCACTTCTTGCAGGGACTTTAGTTCAAGAAAATGGCGCTAAATTCGATTTGAATAAAGCGTCGCCGAATATGATGCAGAAGCATTTACTCGGCAGCAAAGTTATGGGCGGCATTCGCATTGCGAAAGCTAAATATGATTTTGCCGTTCAAGGCGGTGCTCAAACGACCTTCAATCTTGTTGGTGAAGACGGTAAACCCGTCGTGTTACCTTCGGGAGCTGTTGTAGTCGATTGTTTAATTGATGTCCTTACAGCGGGAGCGGCCGGAGGTTCGGGAACGATGTCTCTTGGAACCGGTCAAGCGGGTAACGACTTAAAATCGGTATTCGCCGCCGCAAGCTACACGGGTCGCGTTGCATGTGTTCCAGTTGGAACCGCAGCGACGGCCATTAAGCTCACGGCTGATCGTACTATGACAGGTACGATTGCGACGACCAATTGGACTCAAGGAAAATTTTGGGTTTACGTCTATTACATTTTAGGCGGAACGTAAAAAAGACGGGGTAGTCTTCTAAGCTACCCCGTCTAAACAGTGAGATCGTATCGTGGTGGATAATTTAAGTTTAGAGTTTTAAAAAATTTAAGCAAGGGGAAAATATGAAATTTTTAATGACGATTTTAACGGCACTTTTATTCACCGCCTCAGCCCTAGGAAATTCCCCTGGTGCAATCGGTGTTAGAAAACCTGTACCTTTGGCTCCATTCGTACTTGATACATCGAGCACAAACGTAACTTCAGCGGCGTGGGTCACATTCGTCGCGGCCGCATCAATGACGTACGCGTGTAGTGCAGTTCAAATTCATAATACCGGCGCTCAACCAATCAAAGTTGGATTAGGCGCGGCGGCTTCTGAAACAGAAAGTGGAATTTTATTTCCTATTGGAGTTTCAATACTTCTTCCCGTTACTTTGAGTAAAGGTGTGCGTTTGTCAGTCAGATCGCTTGGATCGACACAAAGCTCAGGTCTTCTCACAATGTCTTGTCTTCAATAATCGAGGTTTAATATGAAGGTATGTGGTCAGCTCGAAAGAGCACAATTAGAATTATTATCAACTCCACCGAGTGCGCCAAACCTTCCGGGACGTATGTGGGCCGATATTACAAATCCGGCCGCTGCACTTCCAATGTTTCAAGATGGCACTACAAATCGCCGTCTTGCATATTATGAAGCAACGCCAGGAATGGTTACGCAAAACTCCGGCCTCGCAGTAACGGTGGATTGGTCAACAGGGCTTGTTCAAAAAGTTATTTTAACAGCTCCCGCTGTAATTAGTTTTTCAAATCCGCAAGCGGATAAAGTTCACACTTTAATCGTTCAACAAGGCGCCACTATCCCGGCCGACACATTTGCTTATGTGCTTGATATGCCAGACCAAGAAACTCGTGGACTTCCGTTTCAACCAAATGGAGTTTTGAGTTCGACTCGTAACGAAGTTCATCAATGGTACTACAAGTCTGGTATCCGTCCGGCGCTTATCTCAATGCCGTTTGCTCAGTTCCAACCGCCGACACTTCCCGCGACACTTGCAACTGGTATTGACATCTCACCGAGCGGTGACTCGGTTGCAATGGGTCGCACAAGCACGCCGTTTACGTCGTATTACACTCTCTTCCCTTACATTGTGGGCATGAACAATCCATTCACACCGATCCAACCAACGCCAGTTGCGAATGCTTCACAAGTTACGGGTATTGCATTTTCAAAAGACGGACGCGCACTTTATTACGCGCAAAATACTTCGCCGTATATTCAAGGATTTTTTCTTGATCGTGGATCAAATTTCGGAACAGCTTTTGCGAACCCTGGCGCTCTTCCGGCGGGCGGCGGTCGTTCACTAGCTGTGCATCCGTCAGGATTGTTTGTTGGTATTGGACACGCAACAACTCCTTTCATGTCAATTTATCCAACGCCAGGCGGAGCTTTTGGTACGAGAGTTACGGACCCGCTAACACTTCCAGCCGCACAAATTAACGGTATCGCATGGAGTGCGACGGGCGATTTCTTAGCAGTGGCTTCGCAAACAACTCCGTTCCTCCAAGTTTACCCTTGGTCAAATGCGAATGGTGCCGGAGCTTTTGGTGCGATTATCGCAAACCCAATTTC